TGCTATCCGTTAAAAGAACTTGACCAATAGTTCCCTTGGATAAAAATTTATCCCAAAAAGGACCTAAAACATAGATATCACTATTAAATGTAGAAACACCAGTTACATAAAGTTGTGACGTTGATGTTCCACTACCAATAACAGTAAGAGTGCTTGTTGGATTTGTGGTTCCAATACCAACTTTTTCACTTACAATTAATGAACCAATTATGTCTAATGTTTCTCTTGGATCTGTTATTCCGATTCCAATTTTTTGTGTTTCTACATTAACAGTTAATACAGTTCCTCCACATCCTACATCCAGTTGATTTCGAGCTGTTATAATTCCAACATTTAAATTCGAATCAATATAAACATCATCATAAAAATCTACACGTCCAAAAAAAGTAGAAAATCCAAGTACAGATAAATCATTAACTAGAAAAGATCTAGATTGAGTTGTAGCATCAAAGAGTAAATTTCCATAAACAATTACATCATTATAAAAAATTGCATCTTGATTAAAATGAGACTCTAAACCATAAAATTGACTATCTTTTGCAGGATCTCTATATAAAGATTTCGCAGTAGTTTTAGTATTGATAATACTATCACGTATAGAATCTTTATTATCCTTTTTACAAGTCATATTATGTTACCTCACTCACAACTTTATTTAATACTACTCCTGCAACTCCACTTAATAATCCACTTCCACCAACTGCACCTGTGATAACATCTGCTCCAACAAAACTTCCAGCAAAAACTTGTTGTAAAAATCCCTGCCCCAGTTCATCCATAAGACTTCCAAGTGGAGCATCGAGGTCAAGTTGAGTTCCTTGCAATAAAGTTCTTCCAGATCCACTTTTTATATCAACATTTCTTCCTGCTTTAAACTGGATATCTTCATCTGCCTCAAACATAATGGAAGTTGCACGAATACGAACCATTCCATTTGCACTAATTGAAACATTACCATTTTTGCCAATAATGATTATATCTTCTTCCTTTCCATTATTATCTGTTCCACCACAAATTGTAATTGTTCTATCGTTATAAATCTCAAAAGATCCTGCACTACTTAAAGAAATTGATGACTGAGTTTCTCCATTATCAGTGACACCATACAATTTATAAACATCCTCACCAGTTTTACCCATTTGAGGATTTGAGGTATCAATCCTAAAATTAGGATTAAAACTGATTAATTGCCTTGAGTATACGTTTTTTTTCCTTTCTGCCATTTTATATTGGGCAATCGATTGAAGTTTGAATCTCTCCAGTAGTAAATCTGGAAGTTCCTAGCAATGGACGAAGAATTGCACCAGATCCAGAATCTGAAAGAGCAGTCAATACAGGAAGAGAATCTACAGTATTATTTAGAGGTGTGACCTCAGCGATGCGTCCATTAATAATCTTAATATCATAGGAATTTCCAAGATTATCAGTAACTACAGTATCATTTCCGTATCCATTTCCTCCATCATCAACAACTACATCAATAACTGAATATTGATCTATGTCTCCTACTGAATAATTTTCCCCCTCCGACACAAAGTAAATAGCAGTTACTTTTCCTTCATCATTAATTACAGAACGAGCAACAGCACCGTATCCCTGATCATTATCATCAATAACTTCCACAAAAGGAGGAAAAGTATATCCAGAACCAGGATCTGTAACTTGAGCTCCTATAATACTTGCAGTTATATTTCCATTAGAATTTGTAACTACATTTCCAAAAATTGGGACAGCCTTTGCACCCTTTCCAGATCCACCAAAGATATTAATAATTGGAGGACTTGCAATCTCCAAAGCTCCTGTAAAACAACCAACAACTGAATTAGGATCTACTCCAGAATTTACAAGATTTGTTACAGATTGAATATTTGGAAATGGATTGCCACCATCAAATGCAGGAGTTCCTCCGACAATAAACTCATTTACAAGACCTACATAATTATCAAAATTTTGATTACAAGCAAATGCAGATCCAACAGAAGCAAGACCATCAACGACTGATCTCATAATATTACCAGGATTAAAGTCTGAGAAAAATTGAAGTATATTTGAAACTGCACCAAGAGGACCTTCTATTAAAGATTCAATTGTCCCAATAATGGAATTCAAAAGAGAACCTGTAAATTGTTCTGCAGCACAACCAACAAATCTATCCACATTATCGACAACTGAAGAAATAATATCCGTAACAGTATCTTTTAATAAGTTAATTACTGTTCCCATAATGCAGGGGAATGCATCTTCAAGTAGTTTTACTGGTACAACCATTGCTTCTTGTGCCTTAACTCCAGCTTGGTGAGCTGCAGTCTCACTTCCAGTAGCAGCAAGAACTTGCCCAAAAATAAGTTTGTACAATAAATCTAATCCTTTTTTAAGTAATCCTTTCAATCCAGGAAAACTTCCTCCCTCTTTTTCATTTCCATCAATTAATACTTTCATAATAGACCCAACAAATTCATTCGAAATTGAAACAATCCTATCAACTGCTGCAGATATCGATTCTTTTGTTTTTTGAATATTACCTTGAAATCTTTTTATTTTCTTCAATAAATTTGTGATGACTGATTTAATTGCAGAGACCTTAGTATTTTGAACTGTATTTGCTAGAGGGATTACGTCTCCAATCGCTTCATTCAATGAAATGACTTCATATCCAACGCGAGCAGATAGTTGTTGTGCTTGTTCTGGAGAAATATTTTGTGGAGAAGGTTGAGAATTTGCTTTGACTTCGTTACTTTCACTAGGAGTAAGTTTAGTCTTATCAATTAACTCAGAATAACCAGTAAATGCCTCAAAAGGAGACTTCCAAGTTGCAGATGGGACTTGATCTGTTCTACCAAAGGTTGCTAAGATAACGGGAATTTGGGCATTATCTCCATCCAAAAAGAATCCTAAAACTATATCACCTGGTTGCAACTGAACTCCAGTAGCACAGTTTGCAGCACCACTTCCAGATGTTGTAGGAATTAAAACTTGTGCCCAGGGTAAATCCTCACTTGGAAGTTCTGCTTCACTATAAGGATGATATCCAAGAATACGAACTTTAAATCTATTTCCCCAACCACCACCTTCTACTTGACTCCCCATTGTTCCTATAGGAGGAATCTGTCCTATCCACCAACGGAAACCATCTCTACCTATAAAATGACTTTGAAGTAATGATTGATCTAACATTCTTTATGCCTTCTTATTGATTCCAAAAGTATCTCTAACTAATTTCATAGAAGTATATGAACGAGTAGCATCAAAATGATGACATAGTTCTTTAATCATATATAGACCTGTTGTTTCAGTATCATATTCTTTTTCTTTTGATTGTTCTGTCTTCGGAAATCTACATTCAATTACATCACCAGCTCTTAAATTTGTATTTGAAGGAACAATAATATTCAAAGTTTGTGTGAAAAGAATATTATATCGCATTAAACTTTGAGATTGATATTCTCCTTGATCTGAATTTATTTCCTCTGAAGAATCTTTTTCCATTGTTCCAATATCATAAATTGCAGTGATAACACGAGTTGGAACATCTCCCAAAGTTTTATCAGACCCCTCAGATAAAAGAGGTAACTTAAGACGACTGCCAAGATTTTCTGCTTTTCCAATATAATTTTCGAGTTTAAATATCCCTTCTTCAGGATCTGAAAATTTAAAAGTTAATGGATTGAAAAACATTGTATGACTACAATAAGTGCCAAGTCTTAATTTCTCAACTAGATTTTGATTCTTCTCAATATAATAATTTAAAATTTTAAAATCATTATTTGTTTTATTATTTTCTTCATCATAAGATTCCATTGCCTGACTGTAAGTATAGATTACTTTACTTCCATTTTTATCTTGTCTTGGTGGTTGAGTAATCAATCCATCAATTGATCTAAATTGAAATCCATCTTGAGTTTGATAAAATAAAAATCCAGCTGTTCCTTTTCCAGAAGTTTCGGGAACTGATTTTGATGCTAACCAAACTAAAATAGTAAATGGTTTTCTTGTATTTCCTATAAATCCGTACTTATTAGAAGTCTTATCAATTATTCCTGTTTTTGTAGTCTTTAAGTAATTTTTTAAAATATCTTCTACAGAATCACTAATCTTCAAACTTGTTGGATATTTTCTACCAATACGGACAGTTTCATTTGTGATTGCTTCTCTTGATACTAAATTTAAAGTAAAACTTTCTTGATTTGTCTCAGCAATTACATCAGTAATACTCGAAACATATAGATAATCTTCTACTCTTTTTGAGAAATCAAGACCTGGGTTTGTTGAAGAATTTCCAGCAATTTTTACAGAAAGTCGTTCTCCACCTCTAAGTGGAAGACCATTATAAATTGATTGTCTTCCAGTTCCTCCTTCAGCAACAATTGTATTTCCTGTGTTTATAACTTTAACTTTTGCTGTGATTGTTGGGGAAAAAATATCTTCATAATAATCAAATGAAATAGCACCTGTAGAAATATCAATCGTCCTAGAACGATCATTAGATTCTAAAATTAACTCCTCATATATGGATTTAGTAAAAGACATTATAGATACGCTAAGTCTAGAAGAAGTTTGTTCTTAATAAAGTTATTTAACAAGTCAAACTCATTAATTGGAGATGGTGCTTGCTCTCCTCCACCACCAGAAGGAGTAGAAACAATCTGTTGTTGATTTCGTGGTTGAGCGATTATAATATCTTGTCCTCTTCTTTCTGGGGTAATTGCGGAAGGAACCGATTGAGACTGTCGTGGAGCTGCTGCTATTTGTGCCGGTTGTTGAAATTTCTGTGATTGTGCAAGTGGACTTTTAAGAAATGCTACTGGATCTAAAGTTCCGGAAAATCCATATCCAGAATTTTTTCTGATTTCATAATGAATAACACCAGTAGATCCTTCTCCCTGAACTATTGCTTGCCCTGGTTGAATAGTTTGACCCTGTTTAACTAATATTCTTGCTGCTTCGGCAATTCTTTCATAAACACCAAGTTGAGAATTGTATATATCAATATAATTTCCATACCCACCTGGGTCATACCCTATTTTCGTAACTATTCCACCAATTCTACTATAAAACTTTTGATTTCCACTTATATCAAAATCTGTTCCAGCGTGTCTTCTCCCACCACGTCTTAAAGCTCCATATCGTTGTACTCCACCACCCAATGTGTCAGTTTGTGGTAAAGGTGGTAATGACGATTGATTAGGTGCCTGTATAGATGATTGTTGATTAGCTTGTGTAGATAATTTAGATTCATATATTTTTAAAGCTTGAGCTCCAGAATATTTTACTTGTGATCTTCCACCATAACTGTATGATCCGCCAGGAACCATATTAGGACCACCTTCTATAGAAGCCCATTCACCACCCAATCTATACATATCATTTACTGTTAATTTTTTTGATGGATTAACACCTCTACCTCTAGCTAAAGCTATTGCTGCTCTATCTTGCGCCTGAGGTGTAAAAGGTTCATTAGCCTTTAAAGTTCCGTTTCGTATTAATCCAAGAAGAGTATTTGGCATAAATTGATACCTTCCAACGGCACCACTTCCAGTTCTAGAACTGTTTCCCAAATTTATAACCTGTTGAACGGTTAATTTACCAGTTTCAAGATCTTTATTGACAGATCCTCCAAAAACAACACCATAACTTTTCGTGGTTCCTTCAGCATTAGCAATTAAGTCTAAAAATGCTCTTTCATATTGATTTCCACTTGCAGATGATGTACCGCCACCGGCACCAGTATAAGGTGCTGGTTCTTCATAAGCACCTTCATTAGTTTGCTGTGTTCCTAATCCTGGTATATCTTCTCCACTATATTTTCCTTCTGTAAGTGGAGTTGTCGCTAACCCATATGCTTCTTCAATCTTATTTCCCATATCACCAACAGTAAAATTCAATGCTTGCATTGCATTTTTGATTCTGTTGGAAGTATCAAAGAAATCAAATCTCATTAAGTTCTCACTAGCTGCACTCAAAAGATTTCCAAATCCAGTAAATAATTTAACAGTATCACCAAAGAATCCAGATACAATTTCTCCTGCTCTTTTGAGTCTTGCTATAAATTCTTTTCCCATTCCAATCCAAGTTGGAAGATTGTTCATAATCCAACCAGCGGCAAGATATCCAATAAATCCTAGAATTCTATCAAAAAATCCTCTATTATTATCTTCTTGAATTAATTTTGCAGGTCCTCCAGGTTGTACAACTATTTTCGGCGCTTCAAGCTCATCTTCTAATTGCTGCCTTCTATCGTTATTTTCTCTTTTTTGCCTAAAAAGATTTGTTTTAGCATATGCTTCCCTTTTAACTTTTTGTCTTTTTTCCAAAAGAGTTGTAAGTTTTTTTATCCCCTCTTTACTTTCGGAGAGTGTCTTTCTAGATTCAATTGTCGATTTAAATATAGGAGATACTATAGCCATCTTACATTACCACATTATAGTTTAATTGTGAATATAAGACATAAAAATTATCAGGGTTTGCGGAAGGAATAAAAGGAACGTCGGTTAATGGTTCTTGTTGAGGCATCGCCATTTGTGTTCTATCAGTTCCTCCACCAGCCATAATAATATTAGGTTGTGGTTCAGGTAAAGTTCCAACTGGTGTTTGTGGTTTTGGTGGTGCCTGAATATTTGCAGTGGTTGTAGTTGTTGGTTCCTGTTGCATTCCCTCAACGTTCATTGTAAAAGGTAGCATTGATTCTGCAGCACTTTCTGTAGTCATCTGCTGATTCATTTGCTCTGGATTAAAAGATAGTTGAGGAGCAGGAGGAACCATCGATTCTTGTGGTGTTATTTCTGCTGGTGCAGGAGTTGAAGATTGTTGTGCTGCTGGTTGTGCTGCTGGTTGTTGTGATGATTGTGCCGTTGGTGTAGAAGATGATGGTTGCCCCATTAATCCATCAAATTCTCCTGTTGCTCCCCCATATGCCAATCTACCAAGTGCAAATGGTATTCCAAATCCAGGTATCATTGACCCAAGATTAAGTAATCCACCTACGATGTTTCCTTGTGAAAAATCTAACGCAGCAAGACCTCCACCAACCAATACATTAGCTCCTGGTATAAATCTACCAGCGGTTCTTGCTGCAGCTCCAGATGCACCCCTTCCAAAAGGACTAAATCCTCTAATCGCATTAAACATCCTAGTCATCATATTAGTGCTTCCAGTCACTGCTACTCTTCCAGCCCTTGCTGCTTGTGCTGTGCGAGCAGCAGCTTGAGCACCTCTTCCACCAAATCCAAGTGCTCTTGCAATTGCTTGAAATGGTGCCAAAGCAACTCTAGCAGTTAATCTCATTAATCTAAAAGTCAATCCAGTAATGGTCCTCATTAAGAGACCAAAACCAACATTTACGGCAGCAAAAGCACCTACTGCAAATAAAACATTTTTAATAACTGTATTTTTAATCTCTTCTAGTTTTTCTTTATCTCCAGAAGCGAGTGCCTTTAGCGTTTCAATTCCTTGATTTGTCAACCATCCAAAAAATAATGTGGTTAAAGCACCCATTATTCGGTCAAAAAGACTCTGAACTTTCTTTTGAATAGTAACGATTGGTTTTGCTAAAGCTGCGGTAATTCCTTTTTCAAGTTCACTTTCTTTGCCTATACGAATTTTACGTTCTGTTAGTCTTCTTTCTTTTTCTTGTTCCTGTTTAAGTTGATTTTGCTCTAAAACACTTTCTTTATTTAATTGATCTGCGAGTAATTTGATATTATTTCCCAAATCCGTAACTTGAACTTGAATTACTCTTAAACTCTGAATCAGAGTACTAACAGATTGTTCAGATTGCTGAATTCTTAAGTCTTGTGCCCTATCAACTAAATTTGTTTGTGGTCTTACAACTATTGCTCCACCTCTTCCTGTTCCTCCACCACTCCCAGAACCTCCACCTCCAGTCGGCACCATTCCTCTACCACCACCGCCAGCAATTACCGAACGGGAAAGAGTTGTTGCAGCAACATCTATAACTGGACCAATAGGCGATGAAATCTTAGCCATTAGATTGGTTCTTTAAGTTTTCCTCTTCAATATATTGTTGGAGAAGAGTGATATAAACTTCCCTTTCCCAGGGAATCATATTTTCCAACTCTGTTAATGAATATTTATGGTGCTGAATGAGAGCAAAATTAGTTTTGTAGTATGACGCAAGATCTTCGTGCGCCATCGCTAGGCGAAAAAAGATGTTAAGCCCTCCAGTACGACCTCACTTTCTACTTCGGTATTTGGGTTCTTAAGTTTAACAGTATGAGAAAGTTTAGGCATAGTCTCAAAAAACTTTTCAACTTGCTTGAATTGTTGAGAAGTAAGTTGCTCTAAGAATTCTTTAAGTTCTTTCTTTGTAGAATCTGACGCTGCCCAGGATTCTTCTTCACTATAAATCTGTTCGATACAAGCACAAATCATATCAAAAGTATCATCAACAGAAATATCACCATCTGTAAAATTATTCTTTACAAACTCATTCATAGAAGGATATTTCATTCTCAATGTTAAATTATCATCTAACTTAATGTCCCTTGAATGATCTTTTCTAAATTCAACTTTTATATCATCAAGGTTAATACTTGCAGGAACTTGTGTTTGCCCATCATCGGGACAGGTAATCAAAACATCAACAGATTCCCCAACAGATTTACCACGAATGTTGAGAAACAAATATTCAATATCAAAGGTTGCTAGTTGATCTATTTTGATTCCACGACTTACAATGCAATTACCAATTACTGTCTTAACTGCATCAGCAATTTGTTTTGGATCTTCACTTTCCATCGCAATAATTAAAATTTTCTCTTCTTTCACAAGAAATGGACGATATCTAATTGTCTTTTTTAGTGAAGGAATTTCCAACTCATATGTTGGTGTAGAAATCTTTGGTAAAGGCATAATGTCCTATAAAAATTCAGTTATGATTATTTAGAGGTTGTTTATACAATTCTTCTAGTATCACTGAATGATGCGGATAAAGCGTTTGCCTGATCAGTTAGAGGTTGAGGTCTGGGAGATTGATTATTAGTATCAGAAGGAGAAAATGCAAAGGATTCTCTAATTCTTAAAAGTTCATCACGCGATTGAGGAGAAGGTAAAACATTTTGCGAAACTAATGGATCAATATTATTACTATCACCAGAAATTACCTGATTAAATGTCAATTGTTTTCCAGCAATGTAACGATCGTATGAAAAAGAAGCTGATACCTTTAAAACATCAGAATTAGAATAAGTTACTGGAAGAGAACTAATACTAATCGGAAACAATCCTCTGAAATTATATTCAATTTCTCTGCGATAATCTCTATCAAACTTAACTATATTAACAGAATCAACTTTATAAGAACTTGGATATCTCATTCTAACAAAATATCCATCACGATTTGGATTAATTGAAGATCCACTCGCAATAAATTCCATCCAAAATTCCAAGAAATTCAACATCTTATAATTTTTATCAACATAAAAATCAAGACCGATCTGATCATACTGTCTAGTATGAGCAAATTTTTCTTGAATACCCATATAATTTCCATCAACAGTAAAAGATGCTAACTGTGTTGTTGGAAGAGAAGCAGAATAACAAAGAAGTCCAGCACTTTGAGTAATAAACTGAATATCAACTCCCTTTCTCTGAAGATACGTTTTTAATGTCCCATCAATAGGAAGCGCATTAAATTGAACTTCATAATGAGAAGTTTGAGCTAGATTAGTTAAAAGTGGTTTAATGTCCGATATTCTGCGTGGTCTGATAGGCACTCTAAATACCTTATATGAGTATTATGCTACAGTTATTTAGATGTCTTATAAAGGAAAATATAAACCTTCATTTCCAGAAAAATATAATGGAGACCCAACCAATATCATTTATCGGTCTCTATGGGAACGCAAATTTATGAAATACTGTGATACGAATGAAAACATTTTAGAATGGTCAAATGAAGAAATGTTTGTTTGGTATAAGTCTCCACTAGACGGAAAACCTCACCGATACTTTCCAGATTTTCTCATAAAAGTCAAAGAAAGTAGTGGAGCGATTAAAAAATATATGATTGAGATTAAACCAAAGAGACAAACTGTTCCACCAACAAAACCAAAAAGACAAACTAAACAATATATTAGTG